GTCCGATGATATTTACGCGTGACATTGTCAACGTCAATATCGCCATTACGGTCTGGATTATACGAATAATCAATCATAGGCTTAAGTCCTATTCCACCCAACTTTTCAGGTACATACCAGGGAAGTCGAGAGGCCATTAAAACTTCGAATTATATTTCAAAAACAAGGAATGAACCTTATTCCTGAGACGCTCCGGTGATAAATCAATCAGAGCGTGATGTTTAGCTCCAATCGAAAGATTGGAGTCCAGAAATACAGTTGTTAAGTCAGTTTTGCCCTTTCCCCCAACGGAGGAACGAACATTGCCAACAACAAGACCCATGTTTGGGTAACGAATAATATTAAAGCGTCCGTTCTCAAAAAGATACGAAGTCGAGTTAATATTAGCATACTTTGCATGAGTGTACACCTTGCCCACACTCGGAATAAGTCCCACGGACTTAGCGATGTCTTTCCAGATATCACCGAATGTGTCAGGTGCGCGAACCAGTCCATCATCGCCATTTACCAGACAGGGAATGTCATTGATCTCACGATCGATGCCAGTACTTATCCGATAGCTAGCTTTGATGACTGCTGCATTCACTAAACATAATATAATGAAAGAGATAATGGACCCCATGAGTTGCCCCCATCACTGGGGAACACCTTCAACAAGATGACCAGTCAGAGCCTTCCGAAAAAGGACTGATAGATCATCAGGGACTCCACATACTTTACAAATCTCTTCAGCACATATGTTGGAAATTTCAGGGTCAAGAAGGTCAGTCGCTGACTGATAATCTAAACTGTGAAATAAACCAGACTCATGTTGGAAGATCTCAGTCAAGAGATCCCATGTCACGGGCTGTCCAATTAATTGGAAACATACCTGCTTTCGCATGATACGATGAAGAAATTTCTGCAGTGGCTTGAGAACGAAGTAAGTTAGTGGTGGTCCCTTTGAGATTACTCTCACCTTGAGCGATTCCGCTAAGGCGACCAACTTCACATTTGCTTCCTCCTCCATTGCTAGAACCCTTGATCTTTCATACACACGCTTGTATATGCTGTGGACTTTGGACTTAAAATCCGAATCCACGATGTAATCAAGAATTCTCTCATCACTTAGTCGTTCCTCTAATTTCTGCTCTTCCGATTGCAGAGACCTAGAATAAACTCCGTGATACTGTGAACCAAAAGGTAAATCAATATCAGAAGAATGAACTATATCCTTAATAAGCCCCAGG